ACGCTGTAGGCGGGCATCCGGCGACACTACCCGGAAGTGAGCCCGAACGATCTCCGTGTAACGCGTACCACCACGCGCATCCCGCTCCAACAACTGCTGCACCGCAATCGCTTGCCGCAACTCATTGATGGTCGCCGCCGTCGCAACCGTCAGATTCGCATACAAGCGATTCCCTGACGTACCATCCTTATCCTGCGCCTGCAGATCCGTCGTCGACGAATTCAGCGCATTATAATCCCCATGCACCGTCGAGAACGCCGTCAGGTTGGCACCGTCCGCCGCATCGTAATAGATAGGCGCAACGGTTCCCAACGGAAGCGACACCGCCGTACCTTTCTGAGCAAACGGCAACGCCGCCGTGAAATAATCCGGTCGCTTCCCTCGCGGCAACAAAGAATAGTCCGCGATATCGTCAGGCCCATCGTCCTTATCCACCACGACCGAATCCTGCTGATTCTGGTCACGATACCACTCGTTCCAAATCAAATTATACCCACGGAACGGAAGCGCCTTAGGCGCCCAATTACGCGGCGACCCCGACTGAGCGATCCCCGGCGGAACACCCATGTAATCCGCCAGACTGTGCACCGCAACACCGCCGCCGCCGATACCATCCATCGTCGGCTCCAAGAAATCCGTCGAGTCACCAGGATCATCCTGGGCCCCCATGAATTTCTCGAAATTATCCCACACCAGCCGATCCGGCACGAAGAACCAATGCACATCCAGATAGATGTTGTCCATGATCGGCCGCAGAGGCGTCGTCAGCCGCACGAACACCGTCGCATCCACCGCAAACGTGTCGCCCGGAAGAATAGGCGTCACAAAAATAGGCACGATCATACCGCCGTCGAACGTCGTCTTGTAACCCGGCGTCCACTTGAACTGCGAACGCGGGATATTCGCTGACGGCACCTGGGCAAAGTTATGCCCCATCGTCGTAGGCAGGCGCATTAGTCAGCCACCGCCTTCAACGGAACATACGCCTGCGGCTTCAACTCCCACGCGTTGATCACATGCACCGGCGCCTGGTGAAGCTCCAACTTCGCCGTCAAAGGCTCGAACGTCCCCAATTCGAATAACGTGAAATGCTCCGCGTGCTGAGCGTACTGCGTCGACGGATCCGACACCGCCAGCACTAATGACCGAATCGCCTCCGCCCGCGTCCGCGCGTAAACCGGATTGTGGTAATACTCCGCGCACGCATCGAACAGCGTGAATAACAACAGTTTCATACGTTGTCCCTCCGCAAAAGGTTTAACCGCGATTCCGCACACACTTCACGCACGTGCAACCGCTCCGCTGACTTCTCATACCCCTTTCGGGGCGGAGCCACCCGACGATCATGTACAACCTGCGCGTGCAGGTCCGGATACTCCCGCTCCAAAAGCTTATCGAAGTAACGCGGCGGAGCCATCCGCACACCGGACACAACCAACTCGTCCGACGGGTACACCTCAAATCCATACTTCTCCGCCCAACCGTGACCGATACCAGGGCGTCGTGACATGGTCGCGAACTCAGGCACCAACTGAAGGATTTCACCCGTCTTAGGGTCAAACGACTCATACGCCTCCTTGGCTAAACGACCCGTCTTCTTCGCGCACACGTAACGCGCGACATACGACGCCGACTCGAACGACACCGAGCCTATCAGCGACTGGCCCATCGGCCAAAGCTCCATAAGATCCGGCGCAATCCACTCAGGAAACTTCGAACCGCGCCGCACGAACGGGGCGCGACAGTCCGAGAAGTCTTCACCAAAGAGCACCGCATGATAATGCGGCCGCCGGCGCTTCTCCCCATACTCACCACAGTGGAAATACCGCAGCGTCCTCCCCGGACGCGCACGTCGCAAGCGCGCCATAAATTCTGGGAAGGCACGCTTCGACAAACTTCCGTCCTTGGGCAAGTGCTCATCATCATACGTCAGCGTAACGAAAGAATTTCGCTCATGGAGCGAAGCTTCAAGCATGATGCGAACAGCCCAACCACGGGCATACTCCAACCGACAGCCGATACACTGACCGCACGGCAGAAGTACATCATCCTTGCTCCAAGGATGATAACACGCCACTACAGCCTTATACCGCCACGCATGGGACGCGGCGCCAGATTCTTCGGGTGAACACCCGAAGCACGACGGAACGACCGACGAGACTTACCGCGAGACATCGACTTCCGATGCATACCAATATCCTCGCTATCGAGGGTGGATGGAAAACGGCTTCGCCGTAACGTTAGCTCACGCACGAACTGAAAGGAAGCCTCTGGGAAAATGCAAAGAGAATGGCAAAATACTAGACCCGCACGCACGCGGAAGACGCACGCACGCGGGAAAATCAATGGCATGAAAAATGCAATAGAGAGAGGCAACCCAAACAGGCCTAGCGGCCAAAGGAAACAGAACCATGTACGACAAGATCATCCACCAAGCGAGGATGCGCCGGGACCGCCAAAAGCGCACCGTCGCAGAAACCGCCGCATACCTGGAGGCGGTCACAGCCGTGCCCGGCGTCAGCGAGAAGACCATCACCGCCGTAAAGGCGAAACTCGCACGCCAGAAGGAAGCACTCCGCGTCACGGAGGACGAACTGCACACGGCAACCGTTCTCGCCGGCGATCCCGCACAGCAGGACATCGAAGAGGAGACCAGCGAGAACGAGAAAGCGGCAGCATCCAAACTCGGACGCCGCCGCTAACCCATGCCCAAACAGATCCGAGCGTTAGACACCACGCTCGACCTCACGGACATGACCGAGGACGAACTACACGACTACGTCCTCGAACTGCTCGCCGCACGACTGGCGATCAGTAACAAGCTCCTCGACATCATCGAGGAAGCACAACACCGGGGATACGTACCCCCGAACCCCCAAACCAACTGAAACCACGGAGATGTTTCAGTAGGCACAGTTACATCAAGTAGGACCTGTGCCACTCGAGCTCGCCCCACCACCTGGGGCGAGCTCGTCTTTTGGCGCCAAACCAAGCGCCTGAAACTTACCGAACTTCGTCGGATCCTCCGACTCCATCACGAACCGAGTCGGATCATTACCGAACGCCTCACGCGTCCGCGAGGGAAGACTCATGAAGAACTCACCCGCAACGCGAACAACCTCCAGCGCATCTTGCAGGCTATTCATCTCGGACACATCTGCGAAATACGGCACTTGCCGCGTTTGCGGCATCACGCCCGTCGCCTTGTTACGCTCAACTATCTTGTTGATGTCGCAGGCATCCTTATCCGCCTGCTTCGTCCGATCCTGAAAACACTCCCGACGCGCGGCATCCCGCGCATACATCTGGTGATCGGACTCCGACAAACCCTCAGCTTCCGCCAAGGCACGAAAACGCATAGACATGACTTTATCTCCTTCCGTAAAATGGAGACATCAACCGCCGGCCCTCGTAGCCGGCGATACGCCCAAACTTCCCGATGGTCTGACCATCGAACAACCGCCGAGACAAACCCTCAGCGGCACTCAACGCCGGCATCACGATCCGCGCCAACATACCCCGGCGCTCCGACGCCGGCATTTCCGCCATCATCTTGGCGGTAGACGCTTCCGTATTCACACGCTGGGCCTCATACATCATCCCCAACGACTGCTGCGTCTTCGTTGACTGCTCCGTCAACGCATTCTCGAAACCCGTCCGACCCGCTTGCGCGTCCTTCAACTGACGATCGGACTGCATCACCTTCAACTCCTCAGCTAACCGCTTCGCGTGCATCGCCGACGATACCGCAGGACCCACCGCATCATCCACACTCGCCGTCGGAGCGCCGGGGGTCGACGCACCACCCTGCCCATAAGCCAAAGCAGGATTCAACCCAGCGGCGGCCATATCAACGACCGCACGCTGGTAAGCCGAACCCGACATACGCTCCGCGAACTGGCGAGCACGCTTACTCTCGCCCAGGTTCGTGATATTCGACCAAATCGAACCACCAAGCGACGCACCGCCCGCCGACAAAATCGCCATCGTTGCCGGATCCATTACAGCCTCCGCAGCCCAGGAACACCGAACAGAGGCATCGGCCGCGCCGCATTCACATTGATGCGGCTATCCAGATAAAAATGCGGCTGCGTCGGTACAGCGATCACACGGTCGATCACCGCACCCGCCGGATCCGGAATGAAATCCTCACCGAGCGTCGGCGCCGACGCAAAATCCTCCGCCAGATGCCACACATCCAGCGTACCGCTCACATTCGACCGGAACAGACCCGTAATCAGCGACTCCTTGTACCGATACTCGTCATAACGCGGGATATACCCGAACACCGTTTGATTGTTCGCCAGATTGTCGGTCAAGAAAATCTCTTGCCGCAGAATCGACTGCTCCCCAATCGTGGCGAGATCCGGCCAATACCGCTCCTCACGCGTCCGCTTATGCCAGTCACGCGCAAGCCCCTGCTGATACGTCAAATCCACACGTGCTGAGATCAACCCGAATACGTAACCATGCTCGGTAAACGACTTGATGAAACCGGAACGCGACACACCCGTCCCCATCGCGCCCAACACACCAAGACCGTCGTTGATCGTCGGAGACGCCGGCGTACCGGCTGCCGTCGTCTGGGCTACCGGGGACACCAACACCGGCGCCGTCGTCCCTCCGAGGTACTCTGGACGCTGTAGGCGGGCATCCGGCGACACTACCCGGAAGTGAGCCCGAACGATCTCCGTGTAACGCGTACCACCACGCGCATCCCGCTCCAACAACTGCTGCACCGCAATCGCTTGCCGCAAC